AAAGCAAAGAACAGATGGTATGCCTTCTTCATTTGCTTTTGAAAACAAATTCCAAGAATATTATATATTCAACGAAAGAGGAATACACCCTACTGCTACATCAAACGCAGGTGGGTTAAGAATAGCGACAGACGCTATTGCATTTTGTCCGTCTGGATTAGTAGATCAGACTCACAATCAAGTTTTATCTTATTTACATAAAGCAATTAAACCTGTCAATCAATTAAGAATGATTGAAGACGCTGTTGTAATATACAGAATTGCTCGTGCACCAGAAAGAAGAATATTCTATATTGATGTAGGTAATTTACCTAAAATCAAGGCTGAACAATATTTAAGAGATGTTATGGCTAGATATAGAAACAAACTTGTATATGACGCAAGTACTGGTGAGATAAGAGATGACAGAAACTATATGAGTATGTTAGAAGACTTTTGGTTCCCTCGTAGAGAAGGTGGGAGAGGTACTGAAATTACTACTTTACCAGGTGGTCAAAATTTAGGTGAAATACAAGATATAGAATATTTCCAAAAGAAACTATATCGTTCACTTAATATACCAATCAGTAGATTGGAAGGTGGTCAAGGATTTAATTTAGGTCGTGCAGCTGAAATTAGTAGAGATGAAGTTAAGTTTACTAAATTTGTAGGCAGACTACGTAAAAAATTCTGTATGCTTTTCCATGATCTATTGAAAACACAATTGATTTTAAAAGGCGTCATTGCACCTGAAGAATGGGATAGTATGCAAGGCGATATTACATATTCTTTCTTACAAGATGGTTATTTTGCTGAATTGAAGCACAGCGAAATGATGAGAGAAAGAGTACAACTTGCTCAACAATTAGAAGGTTATGTTGGTAAATATTTCTCTAACGAGTATATAAGAACCAAGATATTAAAACAAAATGAAACAGAAATTGAAGAAATTGATAAACAAATTGAAGAAGAAGGTTCTGAAGGACAAGCCGAAGAAGTCCCTGTCATCACGCCTAATAAAGAAGCGAATGGCAGTAAAAAAGAAGAACCAACACTAAAACCAAAAGAAGGAGAAAAAGATGTCGGAAGAAGTAATTAGATATGGTGCAGGTGGCGTTCCTTACACAGAAAAGAAACCTGCTCCTAAAGAAGAAGTGAAACCTGAACCTAAAAAAGTTGAAAAGAAGGAAGAGGAAAAAGTAGTTAAAAAGGATAAATAATAGTATGAGTAAAGAAAATTTAAACAAGTTTGTTAATTCACTACAACAAGGTGACGCTAAACAGGCAGGAGATGATATAAAAAATGCTCTTGCAGATAAAGTTAGTGCAGCCTTAGATGACGCTAAAGTTGATGTGGCAAGATCAGTATTTACAGGACAGCAAGGCGCAGACGCTCCAGAAGCGAATGTGTTTACTGGTAATGATATAAGTGCTGAAACTCCTGCACCAGAGGTAGCAAGTGATGAAGTGGCTCAGTAATTTTATCAAAGATAATATAACTGAAGGTAACGATTACAAACGTACTAGACAATATAATAAACTTACGCCTAAAATGAAGCGTGCTGTAGATATGATATTTAGAGCTGCTGATAAAGACGCAGATGTAATATCAAACTTTGAAAAAAACGTCAATACAGCTGCAAAACAATTTGGTGTAAGTAAACAAGATTTAATGACGTATTTTGATAAAGAAACGTTAACAATTTTAAGGAGATAGAAATGGGAACATTTATACTAAAAGGTACAGCTGTTACAGGTACTTTATCAGATAATGATATTGGTAAAGCACATTTTGTAAGAATAGTTGCTACTGCTGGTAGTAATACTATTACGGTTAAAGATGGTAGTACAACATTAGGTACAACATTGTTAAACTCAGCAGGTGATGAAATCACTATTGAAAAACATGCTAAGCATACAATATCATCTAGTGGTGCTGTAAGTGCTACTGCTGTAGGCGTAGGACACTAACATGGCTGACACGGTATCTACACAAACATTAACAGATACGACAGGCGTAAAGTTTGCCGTTAAGATGACTAACTATTCTGACGGTACAGGTGAAACTTTAGTCAAAAAAGTTGACGCTAGTAATACAACTTTTATGACCGAAGACGGCAATCGTAAAATATCAAAAATCTTTTATTCAATTAATACTGCAAACCCTAAATCAGCAGTAGAATTGATATGGGATGGTACAGAAAATGCAACGGCAGTTTTGTTGTCTGGTCAAGGTTTTTGGGACTTACGTGCTGATGGTAATGAGATAACAAACAACGCAACGACACCAACAGGTGATGTTTTATTATCTACAAAAAATTTTGCAATAGGTGATAATTATACGATTTTAGTGGTATTTAGATAGCAATTTGTATAAATATTAGAGAGAAATTAGAGATAGATACAAATGAAATTAATAACCGAAGAAATATCAAACGCAGAATATATCGTAGAAGAAAAGAATGGTAAAAAAAACTATTCTATCAAAGGTATATTCATGCAATCAGACGTAAAAAATAGGAATGGAAGAATCTATCCTAAAGAGATACTTCAAAAAGAAGTAGCAAGATATAATAGAGAGTTCATAGAAAAAAACAGAGCATTTGGCGAACTTGGTCATCCTGATGGCCCAACGGTAAACCTAGAAAGAGTTTCGCACATGATAAAAGCTCTACATCCAGAAGGCAGTAATTTTATAGGTGAGGCACGTATTTTAGAAACCCCATATGGAAAAATAGTGAAAAGTTTAATTGATGAGGGTGCAAAATTAGGTGTTTCAAGCAGAGGAATGGGCACACTTGCAAATGTAGGTGGTGCTAATGTAGTTAAAGACGATTTTTACCTTGCAACCGCGGCTGATATAGTCGCAGACCCTAGTGCTCCAGACGCTTTTGTAGAAGGCATTATGGAAGGCAAAGAATGGGTTTGGAATAATGGGATATTGAAAGAGCAAGAAGTAAACGAATTAAAGTTACAGGCAGAGAGTAAAGAGAGAATGGCAAGGGCAGAAAAGAATGCTCTTGTATTTGAATCTTTTCTTAAAAAGCTGTAATTTTATAAATAGTAATTAACACATTCCAATAGGAGTGGTGTGATTATTGCAATAATTAACAAGTAAACCTATTGAGGAGATAGAACAATGGCTGACAAAACTGTGGCAGATTTGCCAAAGAAAAATGCAGCTCCAGCTGAACCAGCAAAGTCTTTACAGGCAACTGTACAGCAAGTGATGAACAAAGCAATCACTTCACCGACTGACGCAAAAGTAGATTTCGCACAAGGGGTTAACCACATTACAGGTGACCCACAACAAAAAAGTGCAGGAGCAGCTGACGCAATGCAATCTCTAAAAGCTGAGGCAGAACCTAAAAAACAAGTTCAGGCTGCATACGAAGCTGATGAGAAAAAAGACGAAAAAGAAAAAGAAGATATGAAAGAAGCAGAACACTCTAAAGATGATGAGAAGAAAAAAGAAGATATGAAAGAGGGTGAAATGCCAGCTGGTCTTAAAAACTATTTAGCTAAAAAGAATGGTAAAGAAGACGAGAAAAAAGAAGAAAAAGAAGACAAGAAAGACGTTAAAGAAGCTTCTCACAAAGAAGATGAAAAGAAAAAAGAAGAAGGCTACATGAAAGCTTCTAAAGATAAAGAAGACATGAAAGAAGCTGAAGATCATAAAGACGAGAAGAAAAAAGAAGAGTCTTATGATGATGAGAAGAAGAAAAAAGAAATGTCTGAAGCAGAACACAAAGACGAAAAAGAAGTTAAAAAAGAAACTGCTAAAGATAAAGTAAAAGACATGGATATGAAAGAAGACGTTAATGCTTTAACTGAAGGCGAAGACCTTTCAGAGGAATTCAAAGCAAAAGCAGCTACTATATTTGAAGCTGCTGTTAAGGCAAAACTTGTTGAAGAAATAGAGAAATTAGAAGGCGAATACGAAACTAAGGTTGCAGAAAAAGTTGAAGAAACTAAATCTGAAATCGTAGAAAAAGTTGACGCATATCTAAACTATGTTGTCGAGGAGTGGATGAAAGAAAACGAATTGGCAATAGAGAAAGGTTTAAGAGCTGAGATTACTGAAGACTTTATTGGTGGTCTTAAATCTTTATTTGAGTCACATTACATCAATGTTCCACAAGAGAAGTATGATGTGATTGAGTCTCAAGCTGCTGAGATAGAGAAGTTAAAAGAAGAAGTTAACCAAACTATTGAGAAAAACGTTGAGTTAAATCAGGCAATCGGTAATCATGTAAGACAAGATATTATCAATGATGTATCTTCTGATCTTGCTGAAACTGAATCTGAAAAACTTAAAGGTTTAGCAGAAAGTATTGAATATAAAGACGCTGAAAGTTTTAGAGCAAGTGTTGAAACATTAAAAAATTCATACTACCCTAAATCAAAAGCGAGTGAAACTGAATCTAATGAAGTAGCTGAACAAAATGCTGGTTCAGATTTATCTGAATCAATGGCTGCATACACAGCTGCAATTAGTAAACACAAGAAAAATCCTTATCTAAAGTAAGGATTAGTTAATTAACTAAAAAGGAGAGATAGAAAAATGTTTTTATCTGAATCAATACAATCAAAGTGGCAGCCCGTTTTGGATCATCCTGATCTTCCAGAAGTTAAGGATAGTTACAAAAGAGCCGTTACTTCTATGGTATTGGAGAACCAAGAAAAGTCGCTAAAAGAAGACGCTGCTTTCTTATCAGAAGCTGCGCCAACTAACGCAACTGGTTCATCAATACAAAATTGGAATCCTATTTTAATTAGCTTAGTAAGAAGAGCAATGCCTAACCTTATCGCTTACGATATTGCAGGCGTACAACCTATGTCAGGTCCAACAGGCTTGATTTTCGCTATGAGAAGCAGATATACTTCTCAAAGTGGTGGTGAAGCTCTTTTTGACGAAGCTGATACAGACTTCTCTGCTAGAAACAAAGCAGGATCATCTGTAAGTGGGCAATCCGTAGCACAAACTGGTGAAAACCCAGCTGTACTTAATGACTCAATCGGTACTTCTACTGGTTACACAACTGGTACTGGTATGACTACTGCATATGCAGAAGCACTTGGTGATTCTTCAACTAATCACTTTGCTGAAATGGCT